AAACAACGACTTTTTGCGAACTGGTGCAGAGTATTTCGGTCAAGGCGAGATACAAAGGTATCAAGGTTTTGGCAATGTGATTGAGGTTTGCAAGAACAGAATGTACGGCATTGTTGACCACATGGTCGGTATGCACTATGAAATAGAAAGCCGAAGGTTTAAAAACACGCAAGATGAGGTTATCCATTATGGTTGGGAAGAAAATCCTACGCAAGTGCAAATGGAATATCAACCACAACCGCAACAAATGGCGCAAGCACAAGAAGAACCGCCTTTGTGGGATGATTTTACACCAAGCGACAACCCTGCACCATTTTAGAATATGCCTATTTTGCATTTTAAGCGTGTTTGACGCTATTTTGCTACTTAGGTGGTATAGTTTATTAACCAAGCAAATTAATGCCCTTAAAACGGCTTAAAACAAAAAACAACAATATGGAACGAATAACATATAAAAACATCTATGATTTAATCACTGATGCAGAGAAACAAAAGTTAATACCTATTGAAGTGTCAGTATGTCAAGAAGTACAGACGCCAGACTGTTCTTTCAATTCTAAACTTGGAATATGTGAATTACTTCCACTTAATGATTATTCAATAACCATAAGGTTAAGAGAACAATGAATGAAGAACTGCAACGCATAGCACGTCACTACCTATCAATGTTGAAAGACTTGGCCAGTAAGTTTGGCTTAAAGGAATGGCTTGACAACTTGATACAGGAGAACAAACGTGGCGAATGTTCTGCAACGGAAGAAGAAACATTGATGCTTTCTAGACTTTGCGATGATGAACGTGTAAATCGTGACGAAGTGCCTAAAATGTTAGGTCTTTCTTACCGCTTTTGCTTTGATAATGACATTTTTGACAAAATCAAGAAACTGCATCGTCAAGGCATATATAGCAAGTTGTCAGTACTCTTGTTTAAGCACAAAAACAAAAACATTGACAAATAATTTTGGATATTAAAAACAATAAACTATCTTTGCAACAACTTTAACAAAACGGAAAACAAAAGATTATGAAAATGATTAAATTCAAGGCGAGTGATGTGTTGCCTAGCGTTGTTCAATTAGCGCAATTGTGCAACAACAAAAACATTATCCGTATGTTCGACTATTTGAGGTTTGAAACCGAAAATGGCATGAATATCACTGGAAGCGATGGCGAAACATGGATGTCACTGAATGTGCCTTTGTTTACACCTACTGATGAAAAACTTGCTTTTTGTATCGACTCACAAAAACTTACGCTTGGATTACGCTCTCTTGGTGACGCAATCGTTGAACTTGAATTAAACGATGAATCGCACATTGCCACATTCAAGTACAATAATGGCCAATTTGAATTACCATACTTGGATGCAAGCGAATATCCGATGTCGAGCGATGTGCCTAACGGAAAGCTGGTTTCATTGCAAATCAATTCAAAAGACCTGTTCAGTGGCATCAATACTACCGAGTTTGCGGTTGATAATGATGAACTAAGACCGCAGATGTGCGGCATCCATGTTGATTTTATCGCAGATGAACAAGGTAAAAAGGAACTAGTGTTTGTGGCAACCGATACACGAAAACTTGTGCGGTTTAAGGAAAACATCATGTTTGATGATTGTGCTATTGGTTGTGGCTTCACTATTCCTAAAAAGCCTTCTAGTGTAATCTCCAACTACCTTTCAATGTCAAATTTAACCGATGGCGATGGCATGGCGATGAATGTCGAGTTTGACGATTCTAAGTTTACCATTTCCAACCATGTGATGAAAATGTCAACTAGGTTGGCAAATGGCAGATACCCGAACTATGACGCAGTGTTGCCAGAATACCCAAATGATAAGGTTGTCGTTATTGCTCGTGATGCTTTCATTTCCGCACTTCGTCGTGTGTCGGCTTTCGGCAACCAAAAGACACAAATGGTTGTGTTGACTTTTGAGAACAACATTGTTGAAATTTCGGCATCTGATGTTGATTACAGCACAAGAGCAAAAGAAACATTCCCTTGCGAATACAATGGGGAAATGGTTCAAATCGGTTTCACTTGCAGTGCATTTGTTGATGTTATCAAGAATGTGAAAAGCGAAAATGTTCGCATCAAGTTGATTAGCGGTCAAAGGGCAGCTATGGTGTTGCCCGATGAACAAGTCGAGAATACTGATTATGTTTCAATTCAAATGCCGATGATGATTCATGAGTTATAAAGATAATTACCCGATGGGTGCGGCAGACGACCCTAACGCACCATATAACCAACAGGAGGATAAAGAACTTAACTTTGATATTTACATTGAATATTCATTGGTAAAAAGTTCTGTAAATGTGACCACTTGCGATTATGGGTTTGAAATGACTGGCGAAGAACACCACGAATATCCAGTTGTTTGCACCGATGAAACTGATTGGGAGAACGCATATAACGATAGCGGTCACTTCACCATTGTTGAAATGCTTAACGAACTGAAAGAATTTGTTCAAGCTGAATTACCTAACACATCAAAAGGCAGTGGTCGATACTCATATTTGATACGACTGCTTGCTGATTGTCAAGACTGGACTGAGGAATTAACCGATATCGGCAGAAATTAACATGAGCGCATTTGACACCCAACATACCTATAACAACTACTTGAACGGCTACATCGAAAGACGTTCAGGTGGCAGGTATGAGGGTGTACTAACAATCGAAGGTATAGACTTGTCGCCAATTTACGGGGTTTATTTCAAAGAAGACGGCAAGTCATACCTTTGGATAAGGCGAAAGCCATTGCTTGAATACGATAACAAGTCAGAAACGTACAAAGAAAGGCAAAGGCAACCAAGATGGGAAATATACCTGCAAAAGCAAGTTGACGAAAACACAGTCGCTTATAAAGGGGTTTGCACCTTTTTCCGCTTCAGATATTCCGTTGTCGGCATTTGGGATAGAGTGCTTGGTAAAGACAAGCAACGTCTTAACTTGTTCGTTGAAAGGCTTCCAATGAATCAACAAACAATAATAAACGGAATAAATGAAAGAAACAGAAAAAAGCATTAGCGAAAGTGAACTGATGGATAAGGTGTTCCAAGTCGTTTGCGATGTTTGTGACGTGACTATTGAAGGATTGTTACATAGCAAATCAATGCCTTATCCTAATTGCCGTGGACTCTGTTGGTATGCAATGCGTCAAATTACTGGAATGACATACACAAGGATTGCACAAGTACTGCACACGAAAGGGAGTGCGTTCACGAGCCAATCCGTTTGCGGAACGACAACAAAAACAATCAATCTTATCTCAAAATCAAACTATTGGGGTAAGAAATGGGAAGAAATACGACAACTATTGGAAATTAAAAAAGCCGACAAGTTTGAAGAACCCATAGTGATAACTATTGGCATACCTAAAGCGGCAAAAGGCAAGATTGAGTTTAAGATTGTGCAACAAAAAAATTAATACAAAATGGAGAAAACATACATAGGAATTGATGTCGGTAGTAAAGGTTTTATATCCTTACAACACGATGGTGCTTGGGAATATTATAGCATTGAAGACCATGACTTGTACGAATTAAGCCAAATAATGCTTGATATCCGCAATAGGTATGAAAATATCGCTTGTGTGATTGAAGATGTCCATGCTATAATGGGAAGTAGTGCAAAGGCTACTTTTGCTTTCGGGTTCAACAAAGGGTACTTGATTGGCTTGCTTGCAGCAAGCAGAATCCCTTATACCCTAATCCAACCGAAAGAATGGCAACATGAAATGTGGTCTAACTCGGATATGGTTGTTAATTACAAGGCAGTAACCATTAGGGGTAAGGAAACGACAAGGAAAGAGGTTAACACAAAGCAAACCTCAATCAATTGCGCAAAAAGATTATTCCCCACTATTGACTTTAGAAAGTCAGCACGTTCAAAAAAAGTTGATGATAACAAGGTTGATAGCGTACTGATGTGTGAATACGCAAGACGCAAAAACTTATAATATAGGATATGCTCGATTACTTATCAACACTTGAAACATTGCGCACAAGAAACATCACGTTTGATGAAAAGCAATACTTTTTCGTAACGATGGTTGCATTGGGCGAAGAGGATGCTGTTGCTTATGCAATGGTTTACGACTTGGCTAATTTCAAACGTATGCAAGGCACGGAGGAAGAACAAGACTACCTTGCAAGTTTAAAAAAGGATGCAAGCGTTATGCTTCAACAACAAGAATGTGTGCATTTGAAAGACCATGTGTCTGAATTATACCGCACCGACATTCAAGCGCAAGCAAGAAACCTTTCTGACTACAAGTTCAGCGCAGAGGAAATTGTGCAAATGCTTTCAAACTTACTCGCCAAGCGTAGTGAAAACTTGGAAGAGGCAAGTGTGCGTGACATCACGGCATTGATTCGTGAGTTGGCTGCACAGGGCGCATTAGAGGGAGGTGACGGATTTGAACGTCACTTTATCTCGGTCTATCCACATTTTAATGCGCTTTGCCCTAATTGCTCTCGTGAAATTGATGTAGCAAAAGGTTTGTCAATCATTTGCCCGCATTGCGGTGCTAAGTTCACATGGGTAGAAGAACAACAAAAATATATACCAGAACCACTAAGTTTGTGATGCTATATGAAATATACAAGTGAAAACGCAGAAAACATTAGAGCGTGTATCGCCATGCAAATGATGCCCACTTTGTACAAGGACATCAAAAAAGAAGCATTGTTGCCCGAATCAAAGTTAAGGGCTGTAGTTTGTGAAGAAACGGTTAAATACGCTGATGAATTGATGCGGCAACTAGGGTACACAAGTTAAAATAGCCGTATTTGCCGTTTTAAGCACGTCTAAGCGCATTTTATGGTTAATGTGGTACAACTTATCCACTAAGCCGTAAAATGCGCTTAAAACGTCTTAAAATTAATCGTAGCACGGATTGCCGACTTTCTCAATAAATTCCTTTGTCAAGTAACCCATCAAATATGCAGCATCTTCACTTTCGTAAGGAACACCATAGTAGTCAATGATTGCATTTGACACATGATATAACTCATGCAAACTAGTGTCCCACCATTCACTTGTGCTTGTTGCTTCAGAAATGAAAATCACGGACATACACAAGTCAATATTTGAAATTGTCATGCCAGTGTTCGGCTCGGATAATATGCGCATAGACCTTTCAATCTTGCTTTCATCCAAAATGCCGAAACTCATCATTATAGCCTTAATATCACGATATTCATAATCAACATCGTAATCAAGGACTACAACTATTCCCCATTTGTTTTGAGGAACATCAAGATATTTCGTTACCATAACACATCATAGCATTAAGTTCCAGTATATAGGCACCCCTTTAATCGAACAGTCTGCAAGGAAACGTGCAAAGGTTTGACCGTCTGCCGCATCAACATCACAAATCACATCTTCGACATATTTAGCCAAGTGTGCATCATCCTCGATACTACTACCCCAATAGTCTGCCTTGACCATGTTGGCAATATATAAGGCATTGTACCAATCTTTTTGCTCTATATCTATCTTGTGGTTAGCAAGCAACGTCTTTAAGTCTTCAAGTTTCATTGGTGATAACTTAACAACCGAACCGCTTGCATCCTCTCTTTCCATCAAGCCTACCGCAAATTCACACAACTTTTTGTTGAAGTTCATGCCGTAGTATGAAAGATACTGTTCCATGTCCTCTGGTATCATGTAATTCAAAAAATTATTCATAATCGTTCTTGTCGTTTTTGGTTTAATGAAAATCAGTCGGGTGTAACACGTTTATGTTGGCTACACACCGACTGACTATCGTTTTTGTTTATTACAATGGAATTGGATTACATATAGCGGCCACGGCTATCCCTGCGACGACGATATTCGATTTCATCGTCTTCCATCCAATCATCCTCGTGGTCTTCCCAACCATGCTTGTAGCCTTGACGATAGCCATCACGATAGTTGCCACTACCGCTACCGCTACCACTGCCGCCACGATAGTTGCCACCACGCATATTACGGCGCATCTGCTGACGCATCTTTTCCATGCCACCGCCACTTTCGCTTTCTCTATCTACAAAAATATATCCCATGATTAAATGCTTTGTTTGTGATGGATTTGTTAGCTAGCTGGCGAATCCAACTTTTGTAAAATCGAAAGAATACTATCTAGTTTTTGGTCTGTTGCCGCTTGACGTTTCTCAAGTTCGCTGATAGTCCTTGCTTGACGCTTTTCCTCGGCATATCGTGGGTTCAACACCTCTAACATCTTTTCGCTTTCCGTAATCACCGACTTGTGATAACCTACTTGCTCAATCGCTTTCTTTGACGTTTGTAGCATCGCATCAACCGCTTGCAACATCGCTTCACGACTACCACTAAACGTGTTGTTGCCACGTTCAGCGATTTCAATGTTAATCGGTATCTCACCAAATGTTTCATCCTTGCCGTTGATTGTGGCAACCACATCAATAACTTGCTGAGGCTGTAACCCAATCATCACATTAGGATTTTGGGTATTGAACTTTGCCCTTGGCTGTGATTTTGACTTTACTACACCAACATCTAAAGTCGGTTTCTCACCCTTTCGCAATACATAAAAAGGATTGCCGTTTCCTAAACTATTGAAATCCATATTGTTGTTTGTAATTAATTTGTTAGTAAAAATTTAGTGTTAAGCCCCTACCGTCCTTGAAACAAGTTGCAAAATCCCGTTGAAACGGTCATTGAAAACAAGGAACACACCAGTACCGCCAATCAAATCGGCAACAGTAACTTGCGTACCATCAAATAATGTAAGGTTACGAGTAGTGCCGTTAAGAGTAAGCGTTACGGGCAATGTGGTCGTTGCATCGGCAGGAATTGCGGTTGCAAGACGGATAGTAAGATAACCTACTGGCTGTATTCTGCGAAAACCAAGCGCAAGGTCAACCGATTCCGTGCCAACGGTTACATTGGTCACGTTCAAATACGGAATACCACCTGCGTTAGTAGTAATATTAAAACAATTTCCCATTTCCTTATCCTCCTTGAATTGCTTTAATTAGAATACGATGCCATTACCGAAGCCGTTACCACCAAAGAAACCGTTTCCAAAGTAGTTAAAGCCGTTGTTGGGATAGAAACCGCCATTAACGTAAGGCGTAGCGTTTACAACCTGCAAATTGGGGTATTGAACACTAACGGTCTCAGGGAGTTTGCATTTAATGTCGTCAATCTCGTTGTTTAATGCCGACAACTGACCAAGAATCGGGCTGACGGCCTGCTGAACAACACCAGTCGTAAACTTCTGCGATTCCAATTCGGCAACCTTGGCGGTCAGTGCGGTAATCTCACGGTCTTTGCGGTTGCTTTCAAGCGAATCAATCTTGTTATCAAGAGCAAGATAGTTGCGGTTCATGTTGTCTGTGAGCGCATAGGTCTGCTGGCACATGGCCAACTGGTCTGCCGCAGCCTTGGCATTGACGCTGTTGTTTACGCCATTGATGCTGTTCTGTAAAGCGTTGGTCTGCTGGCACATGGCGAGTTGGTTGTCACAGCAGCACTTTTGAATGGTGCTTGCAAGGTTAGCATCACCTGCTTGAACAGCATTAATCATCTGCAAGGTTGACATACCCTGTGCGTTGGCAATCTGATTAAGCGTGTTCTGTGCGCTCTGAATACCTGCGTTCACAAGGTTAAAGTCTTGACCAAGCATCGTGGAAAGGGTCTGAATAGCGGTGCGACTTGCCTCACCTTGATTGGTGATTGCGTTCATGATTAACTCACGACCACTATCGTTGTTCATTTGGTTAGCAAGGAAACCAGCAGCACCATTGTTGCCGCCAAAACCAAAGCCACCACCAAAGCCGCCATTACCCCAACCAAACATCGAGGCGATGATAGCAAGACCGAACAAATCTGCAATGCTGTTGAAACTTCCAAATCCATTACCGAATCCATTACCATATCCGCCAAAACCGATGGGAATGGAGAAGGGAATGTTAGTTCCGTTGTTGTTGCCGTTTTCGGGCAATTGATAAATTTCTGCCATATTAACTTTGTTTCTTTGTTGTGATGAATAAAAAGGAATTACACATTCTTTGTGACTGTCACGACACAAAGTTATAACCACAAGAAACAAAGCAAGTTATGGATTTTATTAAGTCCATAACTTAGTAATTATAACAATCTAAAAACACAAAAAGCTGCCCTCGTCCTCACGGATTAGGCAGCTTGCGTATGAAAAAATTATTACTACTAAAGCATACTCACAACGTCACCGCTACAAGCATACTAGACTACTAAAAACATTAATAACTAACCAAATAAAAACCAAAACTAAATAATAGGCAAAAAGAAAAAAGACATTCAAAAGAATCTATAAGTTCCTCCAAGACCGACTTGCCAACCCCATGCTTTAGCATTGAAGTTATAGCCATAACCAGCTTGCAACCCAACCGAAAAACGGCTAGGCTTTTTCATCTTAGTTATCATTATTTGCTCGGTCTTGTTATATGTTCGTATGCTATCTAATGATGGGTTAAAACCCGACACCCAAGCATCGTATTCGTTTTCCTCGTGATAGTGCTTTGATGTGATTGGCACTTCTACCAATACACTATCATGCAACGTGACCACTTGCTTGTCAACAATGGTTTCAGTCACATTCTTGACTAATGGCAAGTATTGGTATTCGGTGCGTACCTTTTCAACCTCAACAGGCTTTGGGTAATAGTGAGGTATAGTGTCCCATCGTGTGATTGTATCACGCTTGATTTCTATGCCACCATTTCTACTGCCAATGCTTTTACCAATAAAGAAGCCTATAGCAAGGCAACCGATAATTACCAAGCAAGCAATAAAGCCAATGATTGCTGACCAAATTTTTCTTTTGTCAAGTTCCATAGCAATATCTTACTTAAATAAAGAGTCAATAAAAGCACATAACACTGAAATAGCAAGCAATACAATAGCAAGGCAGATGGTATAAATTCCGCCTTTCAATATTGCCCTTTTTTCTTTATCTTTTTGTTCCATATCAAAAAAACTTACTATCTTTGTAATTGAAATCTTTTCATGATTCACATTTTTAATTTTATGTTTTTATTCTATACTGGTTGGTTCGTTGGGAAACGAGTCAACTATGTTTTTTTTGATTATGTCAATTCCTTGCCGCCATTACACAACAAAGAACCATAACGCACCGAATTGAGCCTTCGCAACCACCCTTTAAGGAAAACAGAATTTTTGCCCTTGCTTATGCCCTCAAGAAACACCTTGCGTTGTTTCCATAGTGCATTAAACAACGATTTTTGGTCTAGGCTATTCAATTTTCCAAGAGTAACCTTACCCACAATACCATCCGCTTTCAAGCCATACAACGCTTGTACACGCTTTATATAGCCTATTCCAGTCATCCACACACAATCGGCAAGTAAATAAGCAACCCACTCACTCTTGTATTCGTCACACTTGATTTTATCCCAAGTGTGCCAACGCAAGATACTGTTCCATTCCTTGTCACTTATATTCTTTAAGTCAAGAATACTCGGCTTTGGTAAACCCTTTGCCGCCCTAAACCTGCAAAAAGTAGCATAAGTGACACCTTTCATCGTAGCACCGCCACTGTCATTAGGGTGATTTGACCAACCACTCTCAAAACTGCGGCAAAATGTTCCGTATTTTTCAATCCTAGTCATTTTCTTCGATTTCTTTGTCCTTGTCTTGTACCCTACTTAACAAGGCTTGCAGTTGTTCAGTTGTTAATACCTCTGCAAGCTGTTTCAACGTATCGGCACTTTTTCGTTCTGCCTTATCCTCGGCTTTCTCTCGTATCGAAACAACTTGCACAAAACACATCCATGCACTAACAATAAATGTTACTACAGGAACATTGCTAAGTAAACTCATGCCAATAAGTTCCCATAAATGACCAAAGAAAAGAAGCACATCAATCATCGCCATGATAATAACTGCAGAACAATTATTAAGCAACTTGGTCGTGGTGCGTTCATAGGCATACGATGTTCTTGCCTCACCCATCAATGTTGCTTTGCGCAACCCACTGGCAAGGTCAAGCATTATTGCGATAACCACCGCTATTCCAGCGACACCAACAAGTAGTGCCATTGTTTTTAATCCGTTCAAATCAATCATATCATATTATCATTTTCTCGTTACGGAAATTTTATGTCACTCCATTTATTGAATTTTTAAGATTCAAATCCTCATACAAGCATTGATTCTTTATCGTTGAATTCAGCATTGTTACAACCTTTTCTGCCTCAATACTTCCCCACACGACACTAGCACCCTCTGAATAGCCGTAACGGACAAGCAAAGTGTCAATCGTGTTGTCGGAATACACAACGGCTGGATGATAGCAGTTGTGGTTGCGTTGAATCTCCATGCCAACGAGGTCATTGCCCTCAACAAACCCGTATTCAATGCCGCCCCTGTCGCTAAGTTCCATTCCTCTGCACCCAGTCATGGTAAAGCCATTGCAGAAATGTACAGCGAACTCATCAACTCCTTCGCCCTTGACACAAGAGCAGTCTCGTACTTCAATGTCATGGCACAACTGCCAAGAGTCCTCGATGTCACCCATGAGGGCGGTCACAGCACTCCAGCCTCCGTTAATCTTTTCTTTCTCCTTTGCGATATTTTTGTAGCTGCACCCATCTATGAGGGTACTCCTTGCGGCAATAGGGGAAATGGCAGTTGTCCTTGTGTCATGCCAATGGCAGTTTGAATACACAATACCAGTTGACAAGGTGGGGAACATCATCAACAACGAGCCTGATGTCCTTTCATTTTTCCAATCGACATCATTGCTTGTGCCGCTTGCCAGCAATTTCCCATAGCAACTGATTATTGCGTATGCCGCACTGCTCGGCACTGGAACAAGATAGTAGAACTTGGTCTTTACGCTGGAGATATAGTCCTTGTTCTCATCGAAGAACGACACGAAGTATTCCCTGCGGGTTCCCATGTTCTTGTAACCCATGTAACCTGTGCGCCCGAAACACAAATACCCGTCAGAATGACTTGGATTACAATCGAACATCTGAGTAACCATCATGTTCTGCGCAGTGATGACCGAGCCGTCTGACAAGTCAACACGCTTGTCCTCCGTGAACTCAGGTGTAACGCCAAACCAGTGGTTCTTGGCGAACATCTGCCCATCATAGCCAACTGCGTTGCTGATGTCAAGGTTTTCAAGCGAGCAGTACTTGCAAGCCTCAAGACCTACAACCGACAGCCACTCGGCAGGTGAAGCGGAGCCGACCCTGCGTGATGTGGTGGCGAAATCGAAACCATTGTACACACCCACAAGTTTTCCGTTGATGATGTGCGTGTCATGGTTGCCGTTCAGATAAACAATCCACCCTTTCGCAAGGTCATTGCATTGCGAGGCACGGATTGACGAGCCATTGAGGTCAACCGTGAACCCATCTGGGAACTCGATGTAGTCGCCAGCGTATGACGTGTTGACCACATAATAGTAATATGCGTCAGAAGTAACACAGTTATCGCCAACGGCAGGTGCTCTGCTTGCAAGATGGGTCACAGCCTCCAACGTGATGACGTCAGACTCCGTAATGGTCTCAACGGCTGTAATCTTGTTGGATGTGACGGCACACTTGTAATAGGTCTGCGTTCCGTAGCCGTTCACCGCATGGTAATCGACATAGTATATCGCATTGACCATCTTCACACCATTGTAGCCACTACTACCATCAATTTCACCACTCTTGACGGCTGCGAAGAAGTTGGTCAGCGCAGACTTGTTAGCAAGTGATGCATCCTTTTGGTCGAGGTTTGCAACGATGCCGTATGTTGCAAGGTCTGACGATTGCATCACATAGAAATTGTCCTGCGCCGCAGCCTTGACAAGCACGTCATAGTACTTGGTGACACTCTCGACCCCGTTGGAGTCGATGCACTTGACGGAAATCCAGTACTCGCCAGCGGTGTTGAAAGCGGGTGTCTCAATCGTGAAACGACCAGCATAGGTGTTTTTCTTGACGGTTGCGCCAAGGCTTGTCTCGACAATCACGGTGAACGTGTCATCGAGTTCGTCATAGTTTAGTGATGACATCGTTTGGTTATCGACATAATACTCCAACGTGACATTTTCACCGACATGGATAACGGGGTTAAAATACTTGACATTCACAACGGGGCACGCAGAGTTGGATATGTTGGCAGTGCCGTTAACCGTGTTCTCGATGAGTTCATTAGACACGTTGTTGTACAACATATTGTCAGACATATCAAAAGCATCACCGCTGAAAATGACCTTACCATTAGAAATGGTGTAGTTTACCGTCTCGGCAGAATTCACATTAGACACGATGTTGTAGATGGTTGACGGTGAAAACCGCTTATATCCGTCAACAAACTGCCCATTGAGCAGCTTGTTATAATTCTCTAATGTGATGTTCACGCATTGCCCGTTTTCCGACAAGTTGACCTCATCGAAATAAAGGTCACTGTAAGCCAACAGTTCTGCGGGAGATGGCGATTCGGCGATTACGGATGTGTTGAGGATAAGTTTGCCCCCGTTAACGTACAATCCAAGAGGGTATCTTGTGTTAGAAAGTACCTTATCCACTGGCTTGCCGTCATACGTCATCACGGCCTCACCGTCAACCATCGACACATAAAGACCTTGCTTGCTGACCATATTAATAATCCCCCTCATTATATTCCGACATCATGCTTGAATAGGTTGACCAGCCCGATGCCTGCTGGTATGCATACAAACAATTTGGCGGTACAAGAATAGTGTCGAATACCGAACTCTTTGCTTTCAACAAAGCGATAAAATCACAATCGCCACTTACAAGCGTTGGCGGTGTCTGCTTGGTGCATACCAAAGTCTCCAATGACAAAACATTATGGAAAATTTCAGTCATTTTGCCAGAAGTGCTTGAACTTGACAATGCGCTGTTCGTGAAGTTGCCGACAATGAGCGTTTTCAAGCTCGATTGACCCCCCATAAATCGGTACATATAAGTGGTGTGCGTAAGGTCAACACCCCTTATGTCGATAACCTCAGTTATTGATGAAGAATTTCCCGAGCTCAAGAAGCTCATTAAACATGGCACATCAATGGACAACTTACTCAAGTCTAAGTTGACAATACTATTATGTGTGATTGATTTTAGAATATTTGCCACCGAACTCGTTGCGGTGCTGGTTGTAGTAATCAATCCTGAAATATCAAGCGACTCAAGTTTGTTGCAGTCAGAAAATAGACCATTCGCAACAAAGCCTGTTGCATTTTCCGTATCTACGACAAGACGCTTGACAACCTTCAACTCCGTTAGTCCGTAAAGGGTTGAGTATAATGCTGCAGACGGGTTAAGTGTCATGCCGCCAAAGTCAATCTCAACCACTGAGTTTGTGTTAGTGTCAGTGTCAGTGGTATCGTAGAACATAATCTTACCAAACGTGCTACCCCCTAAAGCGGTGAACGAGAAATTGTTCTCACCTGCGACCAAAGGATATGAGTCATAGCTACTGCTTCCTGTGTACAGCCTCAATGTGCATGGAGAAAGACACTTGATGGTAAGACCGTTCTTCTGCCCGTCAACAATCGAGCCGATAGCGTCAATGAACACCTTGTCGCCAGAATGCCAAATCATCTTGGTAATGCTGTTCCCTTGAGTGTCGGTGTCAACAAGCATCCATGGAAAGATGACATTGTTCGCCAAAGCCTTGTCGTAGGCAGATGCGAAACTGCCTTTGTTGACAATGGCTTCGTCAGCCAGCTTCTTGCCCATGTTCGCTCCAAGGACATATACCGTATTCGCATCATCAGTAGTGCCACCATTGAGGTTATTCACGCTCACAAAGTTGTCAGCGTTGCCGACACCGCTATTGCCTTGGTCTCCTTTATCACCTTTGTCACCCTTGTCACCCTTGTCACCTTTGTCACCCTTGTCGCCCTTGTCACCCTTGTCACCCTTGTCACCAGCAGCAACAGTACCAAGGTCAACAACTCCATTTGTGGGTTCAATAGGTTCAGTGCCATTAATCTTTACCGCAGTGACAGTTCCGACATTGGCGGTTGCGCCCGTTGCGATGCCGTTGAGCTTCATCAATAGCGCATCGGTGAAGTCATTGGTCGAAAGACCCTTGCCATTGACCTTATCAACTTTCCCACTAATGCTTGTTTGTATGCCAGCGATAATACCACTAAGGGTACTACTATCCTCTACATTTTCAAGGAATGAAATGATTTCGTTAAAAGATTCAATAGCCGATGTTGTATCGCCATTAGTAAGGGTATCAAGAGCATTTTGCAAAGACTGGACTAATGTCCTCGCAGTAACATCCTCGATATCCCTCGGTACTCCACCTTGTACTATTTGTTTTATAGTTTCTTGTGTTGCCATGTCTTTTTTTCTTTTCTTTATTATATTACAAAGTTAATACACCATTTTCATAAGTTGGTTGGTTACTCCCCGAAAAAGTTAACACACCATTTGAATAACTTACATGGTAGCCACCGCCACCACTTGCACCAGCTATGTTTTGTTCAACCATTTCACCACCATCCCAAACATAGAACTTTGAATCAGCCTTATTGTAATACAATGTTCCTTCATCTGGTATGTACTGTATTGATTTAAAGGTTAATCCTTGCATGATGAATTTGCGGATATACCCATCAATACAATGTCTTGTAGTTCCATCAATTGATTGGGCAGGCATCATTCCATTATTATTGAAGTTAATGCTGTCCAAAACGAATCTAGGTAGCGTTGAATAGTCAATCCTGTTTTCATCGTTTATGTCGGCTTTCTTATTCAATTTAATTGTTACTTCTTTTTCGGTTAAGTATAATGATGAATTGAAAATGTATTTCAAATCGAGCCTCAAATCAGAACGATTAGCATCACTATTGTATTTCAAAACCAAATAACCGCCTTGTACACTGATTTGATTAATCAAGCCATCCTTAACGAATGGGGTTGCATCAATGTATGCAAGTGGTCTCGAAAGATTATTTGGCGGGAAAAAGTTTATTCGCCTTGAAAGAGTATCATAGCGAACTGCGCCAAACAAATATGGTATTGTTGAAACCCTGTCTTTATCAGTTAACGTGTAGTTGTTATCGGTATGTGTGTAGTTGTTATCACGAACAATATCATTAGGCAAGATTGGTTCACCAGTAGAGCCGTTTTTGATGTGGATTTGAGTGGTATCACCATTGGTCAACTTGATTGTGATAGTATTGTATTCGCCTTCAATACTTGTTTCGTCAACCGTGATTTCATCAATTCCAACACCCGCTGCTTCTACATTAGTGTCAACATTTCCGATAAACCAATGCCCATTTTCTCCAATATGCGGTGTTGTACCATCCTCTCCCTTAATGGCAATAAAGATAGCACCATCAAGCAACCATTCTTGTGATTCAAATTCAATACCAATGTCAATACCAGCATCACGAGTAGCATCAAAAACTCGAACAACCGCAACTTGTTTAAATCGCATTGGGTTGCCATTATCATCATTACACAATACTGTGATTGCATAAGTGCCTACTGGTAAAGTACCCTTATCCTCAACTACTGCAACATTGCCATTGCGCATAGATGCTATATATTCAAAATGCCTTGACGTTTGACCAAATAAAACCTTTACGATTCCGTTAGGCACAAAGTCAGAATCTGTTGTCGTAACCTCACCATTAGACAACGTGACCGTTCTTAGTGTGAGCGGTATTGCCAACCTCAATACGTTCCCTTGAACGTGCTTTATCCTTGTTAATGTCGTTGTTGTTGCCATAGCTTATATGCTTTTAAAATGCCCTAAATAACATTGTGATGTTATTTGTAACTTGTTCGCTACCCAAAGATACATTGCATTGATTTGATGATGTTGTTAAAGACGTTGCAGTACCAACTCCAAGTCTTGTGTACCTCCAATTGTGCGCTGAACCATTTTTTGTTAAAGAATAATCTTGCTCTGTCTTGATAACAATATCAATGATAGCTTCGCCTTTCCCAACAAAGAATGTTGCGTTCTTTGAACCTTGTTCGATGCCATATTCAGATGGAGCACTGTCTATGTAGCAATTAGTGCAAGAAATCGTTATCTTTAACGATAAATTACCATTATCATCCCAAGGGTCGTCGCAAGCATCTTCAGCGATTTGCCTAGCTATGGCGCAATTTTCTGCCGTAGCACCTACAATGTATGGCGATTTTGCACGAGGAGATGGCATATTACCATGACTATTTACCCAATTGCTATTTGGTATGATGTTTGCGATTGCCGCATTATTGGTTACTGATAACCCATCATTAGGATAGTATTTGCTGAATATTTTCTCAACTATAGTAAGTGATGCCAAGAAATGAGGCAAACCGCCAGCAAGATGTTGACCATCTACCCATAAATCAGTATAGTTACCATACCCTATTTGCTTTAGTGTTGGATTGTTCCTTGCATAAAATATGGCCGTTCCGTATGGGAATACGACATCAATCTTTGCCGCAATTGTTGTTTGGTCATTTTCGCCCTCATCATAACAGTCTTTTATGTTTGCCAAGATGTCCGTTGGCGCATCATAATCCCTCCTTGAATGGTTAATGTTCCAACCAAGCACATAATCATTAGCAATATCGTTATCTATCAACTCCTTTAGTTTCAATGAATAAATTTTCCCATCACTGGCAACGTATGTACTCAATGTAACACTTTGTGTTGATACTTGTTGTAACACAATCACATCCCAAAGTTTGCCAAGTTTATCTATGTTGCCATAGGTAAACTCATTTGATACATCCTCCAATGCTTTCTGTGCGTTTTGAAGTTCATTCTCCATGCCTTCATAATATACAACACATTGACGTGGAGTAGGGACACGATAATCATCTTGATTGGCATCAATACGTTGTTCACCTTTATTAAACGTACCCTTTGCAATTTTTTGACTCCACGCATTATCCTTTGATGTGTCGATATAAAAGAAACCTCTATTAGTTGCATCAACATAAGTGCCAGTTGTAGAATCATACGTAAAACTCGGGCCGTAATTATAGTTGCCGTATTGTCCTCCAAGACCAGTAGATGCTGTATAGCACATACCAATCTTGATGTTGATACCAACAGCTTTCAAGATAAACGGCACATACGTCCATGAATCAAGAGTAAATGAGTTACCAATAATAAGGATGCTAGGCGCATCGTGATATGTCGGTGTTGGAGTATCACCACCTCCACCATTGCGGATGGATGCAAACAAATCATTGACCTTGCGGATGAAGTCAACCGCATTGTCACTATTGCTGACATCATAAAGTTGGTTGTTGCCCTCTGCATCAATTGCATCATGGACACGGGAAATCACCGTGCTGGCACTGGGGGCAGCACCAAGTTGGCTCACCCCCTTGTTCTGCTCCTCGATGGCTGTGTTGATTCGGCTCACCACAGTTCCAGCGTTGTCGTTATTTGTTAAGTCGGTTGCCATTGCTATTCCCAAGTTGCGTTTTGCAGGTCATTCGCACTAATAAGTGTTTTAAGAATATTGCCATTTGCGTCTTTTAGCACCACGCAACAACCCGAAGCGACTTTGTTTGTCGATGTATCATACTTAAATGTGGCGATAAGGCCATTAACTAAAGTCCTTCTTTGTTTCCAGTATGATAATGTCTGGCTGGTCATATTGTCAACCGAATAGGTGTCTTTTTCGCTTGAAGCACCTTGCACAGATTCGGCGGTCGTGCCATTGTTCTTTGTAAATGATATATTCCCTTTTGAAGCGATACCGCCATGAACCCATTCTATATATGCTGTTTCCCAAACAGTTTCATCAATGTCACTGAAATTCACACTTAGAACTGCTGTCATGCAGCAGATGTCAGTGTACAAAGATGCGTTAGAAGGTGTTTTGGGTGATGTTCCTTGATAGGCGATATACTTGCCATGTACAAGTTTAATCGACTGTGATGGTGTTGGTTCATCTCCACCTTGTTGTCCTTCATCTTTTGTTGCGGTGGCTATCAAAGTTTTGCTTGTTGCGCCATTTGATGATGCAACAACATAATCAGTAGCCAATGATGAATTTCCACTATAAGTAATGGTTACTTGTACACCACTAGCTGCATTGTTCATTGGTATTGTTGTCGGTAATACATCAAACCTTCCATTGGTAACGCTTAATGTTATATCATCAGTAAGATTTGTTCCGTAAACAAAGAATGTGTTGCTTACGCTAGATTCTCCGTCTGCTATTTCACCAACATTCAATGTGGTTATTGTGTTGCCGCTACCATTCTTGAACGTGATTGTAGGTTCATCGGTAGGAGTAGGTTCATCACCACCCCCACCGCTTTCTTGCTCAGGCCAGTTAAACTCACCAACGCTAAGATTTGGATTGTCTTCCGAAAAAGCAAGATTTGCCAACGCACTAGAAAGGGCATTAAAATTTAACCTCAATACTTCAACATTGGTTTGGATGGCTTGGTAAATAGTAGCAGACATACCTCCACCCGATTGCCTTATGCCTTGCAACAATTGAGCCTTAGTAATACGACCCATTGCTTGCCCATCCGCCTTGTAGATGTACAAGTAATCATCATCGCCCATAGAGGCAACTGCCGCTGCGATTGTGTTAATGTTATCTGTCGTTAATTGCGCCATATTCTTATATTCTTAAATTACTAATCAGTAGGCAATAATGCGTCTTGTCTATTTACATAGCTACTACCATCCCAAATGCGAAGCCACCTTTCGGTAATCCTTGAAGTTGTTACCCCATTAGATGTGGTTTGCTCTACTTTGTAGATAGTGATGTAATATAACATGGTTACACCCTCATCATCTATCTTGTGCAAGACTTCAATATTTGGAGTGTACCAACCCGATGGTAGCGGTGTTGTATTTGTTGGATTATCGTTCGATGGTTTGTAAACAAACAAGCACTTATCATAATCAGTAAAGTTATTGCCTCCACTAATAAACTTATAATATTCAGTCCTATTATAAGTTGTATCGTTTCTGAAGTTTGTTAAGCTATTGCTGGGTGGTTCAATGCCACCATTGCCAACATTGCATAACCAATAAGGCAACCAATCATCACTCCTGCTTTTGTTTATATCACCACCATGACCAATCCTCCAATTCCAAGTATTTTCTGCATTGTCATTGTAGTAGTACCAGTAGCCACTATAGCTAAGTTCCATTCGCTTGTTACCACTTTCATAATAGGTGCAATACGAGCCATAGCCATCACCATTAATAGTAGCTACCTTAGTAGAGCCATTAAACAAGTTGATGATGTTACTTGAGAACAAGTTGATTGTACCATTTTCTGCAAGTAGCAATTCGGTAGCAACAAAGTTTAATGCGCCAACATCTAACCATTCCTCGGTGTGTTCTGATGTTGGCTCTATGCCTAACAAATCTTCGCCATTTGTGCGCTTGTTTACAAACCAGTATGAGCCATTATGCTTTACTGCGTTACGGATATTGTTATTCCATACATAATAGGTTTCACTATCCCAAGCACCAGCAAATACGATTGCAGCACCAGAAGCACCTTGCGCACCTTGCGTACCTTGCGTATTGGCTTGAACAACAATAGATGTGTCTGCCGTATGCGTAGTAGTGGTAGTGCCATCATAATACGTTCCTTCAAGATGCACATTAATGTAAGTGCTTTCCAACGTATCGCCTTGCGTAAACGTATATGAACGTCTTGCTTCTTTGTTGTTATTAGCAAATGAATCAGGGTCAGTTGACGTATCAGATGGTAATGATATACCACAATTAGCTGTATTCAAAGTGCAAAGATTGTCACCCCAATAAAGTTGTGCGGAAACAGTAAATGGCTTAGTGGATTTGATTTCGCCTTGACTATTGCAATCTATGATAATCTTGTCAGGGCTAACCTTTATCCACGGCTGACCTGCACCATCCCTACCCTTTGCAGTCATTGGAACACTTTCAACGTCAAGCACTACTGGCGATGATTGGTTAGAAAGGTCAACGACAAGAATCGTCAAACAAGTAGGTATAGCATCAAAGCTACTAGGCATTGTTGCACTCCAGCTTGAAATCAATGTCGATGCACTAACCGAAGGGTCGTAAGTGCCATTGATGTACTTGACATAGATATTTCCAACCACATGACCAGTTGACGCATTTGGTGTAAACACACTCATCCCGCTATCGCTATACACTTGTACTTGCACATCAATTGTAGATGGTGTGTAAGTGCCTTCGTCTTTTAAAACCGAATTTGCCGAAAGCAACAACTTGTATAATGTCGCATCAGTAGTTTCGGTTACGATGAATTTGTAGGCAGGGCTTGTGTAGTTTACACCAGCATACTTGACTACGCAAGATAGCGTAAATTCATGCTTTGCATCTGGAATGTCAACCTCGTCATTTAACGAACTTGTATGGCTTAATGTTAACGTGCCGTTTCTTGTGATTGTTGCCTTTATGCCATAGTTATCATTATTAGTGCCTCCATAATACTTGATTACATTAGGATGCACATCATCAAGCACAATTGTACTTCCACCCCAAAAATCGCTAGTAGCGTACAATGAAACAATGTCTGCTTCTTCGCCATTTACATACCCCTTAATTGATGTTGACAAGGGCAGACCATCATAACGCTTGGTTTGGGTTCGGTATGCAAATGTGTCCATCTCGTTAGTCAAATCAAACGTGATGTACGAAGTATCAAGGTGGGTAATCTTGACAGGATAGGTCATTTGTGTGCGCCATCCATTTGCGGTAACAACGATGAAGTCAACCGTGATTTCATCCGTATTGCGCATTAACTCTAATTCACCATCCGTTAATGGTGTGTTCCCATTTGCCGTGTTTGCGATTGATGTAATATAAACATCTGCGCCATCACGCAAAACACCACAACCATTTGCGGTAACATATAAGCCAAACTCATTTTCGCCTATTTCAGAGTTGTTTGAAGCAACATCCAAATACCTATCCTTGCCGCTATCATACACGATAACACCAGTATGTAACTTGTAAGTGGTAATATTACCATCTTGCACATACAAACCTCCCACCACATTGCCTAATGCGTCAACAATGATATTGTCGCTGCCACGCAATAATTGTGCGTGTATGCCTTGACCAAGTTCGTCACGGATAGCATCCCAATCAGCAGCAGTGAATTGGTTAAGAATACCACCAAAATAGATGTTATCCTCGCAATAGAAACCAGCGTCACCATGCAACGTCTTATAGTGGTAGTACTTGCCGTTTGATGTAAACACACTAGACGGGTCTTGAGCGTAATATGAGATATATTCCGATTGGGTGATAACTTCGGTCACTCTAACACCATCAATGTAACCTTGTGCTATTTTTACGTTTCTAGGCTCAATCCAATAGTGGTCAATGCCTGCAAGGTAAAGTCGTTTCGGTGCTTGACCTACGGCACTTGTGTACATACAAGATTGTCTTGACGTGTTTACTGTATTGCCGTAAGCAACAAATTTCATACCCTCGCAAGGTGGGTAGTTTATAACAGGGCTGCCATTCTTGTCAACAGTTTGCAAGGTGAAATTAAACGTGCAACTGCCTTTTGACTTAACCACGCTATCATCGTCAATAGTGAAATATGATGAAAAGAAGCCTACTTGATTGCGGAAACCATTGTAATCATCGCCTTCCTCTTGGTTTGCATAACCATCCCTAGAAAGGATGTTATACATACCTCGGCAAATGTCGTTTTCGTCAATAGTGGCATATTCGTCCTCATCCATGCGCAATGTAGCCGTTCCATGTGTTGCATCAATCATTTCAACAGTGTCAATAATGCCATGACCTATAGAGCGTATAGATTCACCCTCTTCGGCATCAATCAAGTTGAACACGATTTCGCTTGCGGTCATAGAACCACGCACACGCACGTTCTCAAACTCTGCATTACCATCCTTGTCAATTCTTGCGCCATTACCAACCAACCAACCGCTAGTGAAACCATCATCACTAATTGTTGTGCCTTTCGTGAAAGTGATGTGGCCAGCAGCGGCATCGTCAGAAACCTTTGATAATTTCTTGGCTAATTCATAGATTACATTGTTGCCAAAGTTTTGGCGCAACATAGCAATCAATGTGCCTAGCTTTTCAACATCGTCAGCAACTTGACCAATTTGATTAAGCACAATCTCAACATTATCAGTCAACGTGATGTCGTATTGAGGTAATACGCTTTCGTTGTACTTTATGGTCAATTGCTTAACGAACAACTCCAATATTTCGTTATTGTACCTAAACCTAATGATTGAGTTAGGCCGTATTTGGTTGAGTATGTAAGTCCTATTGGCAAGGAAATGTTCGTCAAACTTCAAAGGATAATCGAAATAGTACACGTTGTTCTCCAACATATACGATTTCATAGCCGCATCTAAGCGTTCCTGCGCATCCGTAATGTATTCAAGGGGTAATGATATACCCAACACCACGAAAGCATCACCAGCGGCAGGATTTTGGTAAATATTAGGCATCAATGTTCCAAACGTATTGATGTCCTTTTGAACGATTACCGAAATACTGCCATCTTTGCTATTAGGATAGCGTGTCAAGTCACGCTGGCTACCATTAGGCGCAAAGTTCATGTCACTATCATAGAAATTGCGCTTATAGTCTTCCCAATCAACTTGAACTGTGAAAGTGCAACCAATACAAGCACCACTGCGCATATTGATTTTCATTTCCTCAGTAATAGCGGCACAAGCATAGATGTCAAACGATAATTCAGGCAAAGTTATCTTGAAATAGCTTTGCAGGTAGTTGCCATCATCATCCATCGTATCATCCCATCCATCAGCATCAGTCAAATCGGCATTGATTGGATTTGCACCAAGAATATTTGCCTCACCCAATTCGGGTTTAATTTCCTCAAACTCATGGATTTCATACGATGGTGCTGATAAGTTGATGTTATTTGGGTAATCACTACCAACAGCATCGTAGTAGTCAACTATCTCAACATCTGGCATAAAGTCTGGGTTGAATATAACATTCTCGTTTTCATCAACCTTGTATTGACTAACCTTGTTGAAAATAGAATTGGCATATACAGATGGCATTAGGTGTGACCTAGTGAAAGGATGCTTAATCAGTTTAACATACTCACCACCAACAATACCCATGTATATTGGATAAGACATTATCCTCTCATAGAACACACCATTTATTGTGACGTTTTCTTGTATTCCAACGCTATCTCCGATTGTGCAAGTAGCATCAGGGTCTCCATACCAACGTATTTGAGGATAGCCATAAGGTATGTTCGTTTCACTACCATAGCCAGCAATCCTAGTCACAATCTTGTTGTTTCTAGGTGTGCGAGAGTTGTTCTTTAAGCCTACACCTTGACCGAATTGGAACACAAACGGATTACCAAGCAACTTTTGAGTTTCATTTTCATATATCTCATTGGCAGGTAAGCCAAATATAATCACAAATCTCTTTTTACCACCTTCGATTGAATAATAGTCAACATTGTTGTTGTTTGCATCAGTAAAGAAGTATTGACTTTCTTCCAACTTGTCAACCACATAAGGCAAACCCCAAGTATCATATCCAGTCTTTAAGGCATCAGCAATAGTTGAGTTATCAAATGTCAACACATCACTCAAGGTATCTATTATGCCTTGAGAAACGCTTGAACTAAGCACAACAACAAATTCAGTACCCTCTAAGTTCTTGTTTAACTTGTTTACATAGTCCAATGGCTTGCCAATCCAACTGAAAGACTTGTCATGTGACTTGTAGCGTATTTCATCAAAACTAACCGCAACATCAGTAAACGGAAAATTCGACAACATATACATAGGGTGATAAAACTCAAACGAGTATCTTGTAGCACCCTTTAAGTCGCTATTGTCGGCAACAAGACCCTCCCTTACTACAGTAGGCGGGTTAACCAAAGAATACTTGACATCGTTATACAACACATACTCTTGCATTGTGAATTGCAAGTCGCTACCATTATACACGACATCACCAGTAATCTTGTCTGACAAAGACATAACAACACCATCAACAACGGCTTTCTTTAACACCATGCCGTGAAATGATGTCCTTATACCATTCCCATCATCGTAGTAAATTGGGAAGTCTATGTTTAGCCCGTTCATCATACGCTTATGAATTTACTTTTGCAGCTTCAACGTCAACAACCTTAGTCATGTTGTCAACAATTTCATTGCTTCGGTTGGTTGCAATGTTATGCGCCTTGTCTGCCGTGTCTTGGATAAGTTGTGAACCACGTTCAACCAACGAGCCCCTTTCAGCCAAAATCCTTTGAACCTCATCGGGTGCGGCATCGGGACACCTTTCGACAACTGTTTGTGTTGACAAGTAAGGTGCTTCCATTGCCAAGTTGGTAATCTTAGTGTTGTTCGTTTCCAAAGACCAAGGTATAATCCTAGCCTTAACTCGCAAACTCGAATACTTTTGCGTGTTGTTGCCCTCTAGGTCAAGGCCAGCAAGGTGTAACCTAAACATTTGACTAGCAAAAGGTTGCCAATCGAGAGCGGATTGGGTGGCTAATGAGTAGTCATTTGACATAGCCAAAGCGATACCATTACCACCACTATTGCTTGTTGTGATATCTTTTGGTGTAATGAAAGATGTTGAACTGAACAAGGAAATCTTTTCCTCTAGCGTTTTTAAGTACCCATCCATAGTTTGAGGCTCAGGGAACTCCAACACCTTTGCATCTTGCTTGCCGCCAGTCGAATCACTTGAAAGGTTGACAATCAAGGTGGAACTGTCACGCTTAAAGCTATCCCTATCCATTTCACCGATAAACACCAATGCGAAAGTACCAAAACGCTTCAAAGCAATTGCTTGAATGTTCGCCATCAACTCCCACATTTCAATGCTACTTTCGGCATATTCCCAAGCAGGTTTACCACGCTTGTGCAGCAATGGGCAGATAGGATAACCATGTACTTCTTCGCTAATGTTCCAACCATTTTCGGTGTGTACGCACCTATAATGCTTTTTGGCATCATAGGCATCAACAATTATCTCATTGTCAATTTGGTACACCAAAGACCTAGCAATTTCAATCCCATACTCGTTGTAATTGGGAACGATTTGGTAGCCATCCTCGTAGGAATAGTTGGTAACTTGGTATTCATTGCCATCAAAGGAAAACAAGACACCACAGTTGCCAACTTTCTTACAAGTACTGATAGCTTCGTACTTATCCCATTCTCTATCCCTCCATGCCCATTCTTGCTTTGCCTTGCTAAACAAGTCCAACTCGCCCTTATCGGGAGTTTCATTGCACAAGGAAAAGTCCAATGGATTGGCGGTAAGGTTGCGCACATGGGCGGCATGAATCAGCTTTTGGAAAGAGGCGGTTTGGGTGAGTTCCATCATATTTGATGGCAATGCTATGCCATCAATGACGATTTTGATGTGAGGAATAGCTTGATTCAAGATAATGTGGTGCAAATCGGGATTGTACTCGGTCAAGTACAGGTCTTGCGAAATTGGATTTAACTTCAAGTTCGCAAAACCCGTTTCCATCATCGTGTTGTTCAATATCTCGGTTCTTTCATACCCATGACCACCTAACTTACCTCCACGGGTAAAAGGCTTCATAAGGATAAACCTAGTAGGGTCTTCAAGATACCACTTTATGTTGTGCTGCTCTATCATTTTACTAAATCATGCTTAATACTTCCAAAATTTCATCAGCGTTCCTAATCCGCTTTCTTGTCCTTATCCCATCGCCAATTTGATTGGGCATATCTGCACCAAGAAAAGACAACATATCGTTATCCTCCATGCGTTTTTTCGACATACCTGCATCATCACGCAATATGCGGTAGCAATCATAACAAGTGCCTCCGCATAGCATGATGATGTTATCGGTAAGGTCGGGCGACATTCCTTTCAAGAACGTCTTTTGCTTTTCTTTCTCCAACACAACCAAACGGCCATTAGGTGTGCGGTGGAATTGGAAAATAACGCTCTCAAATTTCAAATGCCGCAATATAGTAGTCGCACCAATCCGTTTCATGTTTTGGTGCGTGTAGCGCATATTGGCAAGACGAGGTTCGTAATGTATCAGCCCAGCAGTAATCATTTCCATTGCCAAGTGAGCTGATTCGTCTTTGAAAGCCGTGTATAACGTCTTGCCTCTTTGTGACGGTTGGGAAGCACCCGAAAAGTAGATTTGTCGTGGGTAACAATCACGCAAAAAGCCGAAACCTTGAACATCAAGAATCATTGAGTTCTTTTCAACCAAATCATGCTTGTCACGAAACTGGTTTATGCGTATAACAGCCTCACGCGGGGTGTTCTTTTCGCAAAAATCAATGTCACGGCAAATCCAACCAAAACCAGACCACAATTCCCAATATTTCATCACCAAGTTATCAAAACCAGTAGTAGCCATGTCAACAGTCATTAACCGCCTCATTAGTTCGCTTGTTTGCGGAATATCAATAGGTCTGAACATACGTTCAATGTCGGTTGTTGTCAATTGTACGTTTGACAACTCGTCAATATCCGTTTGTTCATCGGTTAACGAATAGTTCCAATTGGCGGCATACGATGATTTTGCGGTAGATGAATTTGCTGCAAGACCACGATAGGATTTGTTCTTGGAAAGCATCTTCTTGTTATCCCTTACGTCAAACGTGTAGAATACCATAGACAAGATGAAATCCTCATACGACATATCGGGGTCAACGGCAATCAAAGCGTCAATGTGTTCCTTGCATTTTTCGTACACTTCACGCTTTGTCCTACCAAAATAAGCCTTGTCGGTGCTACCCTCAACCATGTGGAAAAACATTACCACACCATCCATAGACTTGTCAACGCTTCCATCATCGTTAATCCAACCTCCTCCGTGTTCGCCCTTGCCGCACAACTTGCGCAAGAAACATTCACGTTCAGGGTTTTGGGCAAGGAAAATTTGAGCCTTGCCCGAACTATCAGAACGAAGACGAGGAAAAAACGCAGTAATTGTGCGCCATTCAAACTTGTTGCACTCATCAAAAATCAACTTTTTCGCTTGCAGACCCTTTGCGATTTTATCAATCACAATCGGGTTCTCATTGTCAAGCTGTTGAAACTTGATTTCACTGCCGTTGTACAATTTCATGCCCATGTCGGTTTGGTTGCGGATAATCTCACCAATCGGGTCATGCGGTTGTTTCTTGACACTTCGGTCAATCAACGGGTACATCTTTTTCAACGTGTCATTTACCTTGCCAGCACCCCAAAAATCGCTCACGTTACGCATAAAGCAAACGATTTTGGCATTGTCATTCATGGCAAGGTACTCTATGGGTGCATAGTATAAGGCATAGCTTTTGCCGCCACCAGTATTGCCAGTAAAGCAAACGATGTCGGCATTAGAACGGATGGCAAACTTTTGATTGCCATCCTCTAGTGGTGATAACACTATGTCTTTTTTCTTTTTG